CGGAATTGTTTTGCCATTGAAATCAAAACATCTTGAACAACATCCTCAGCATCTTGAGAAGGTAGTTTGCAACTGATTGCCATATTTTTTAAATATGGGTAATAGTTTTTATAAAAAGCATTCCATGCTTCTGTATTTTCCCAATTTGTAAGGTCTTGTTCGTTAATGTTTTCCATAAATTAAAAAGGAGCTTCGTCGTTATCCATCTCAACATAAGGCTGAGAATCTTTATTGTCAAGAGCATCTTCAATGCTTCTGATAATAGCATCCAAAACTAAATATTCCGAATGTCCCGTTTCAGAATAAAGAAACATTCTGCTTTCGTATTTTAAATTATCTAATAATTTATTGAAGTCCATATTATTCTACAGAGCACTTTGGAACAAAACCTCCAGTTTTTCGAGCGGTTGGATCAATCTCACCACTTTCTTTCCAGCTTTCTTCCCAATCCCAACAAGTGTTATAATATTCTTTTAAGTTTGGTTCAAAGATTTTGCGAATTTCTTCGACGCTTTCTTCGCTTAATCCATAAGTGCTGTCGAAATCAAAGTATCTAAGATATTCCATGAACTCTTCTTCGGTTTCGCCCTTAAAAGGATAATCTTCGTTATTTTTAAAATCATCCGTATCAATTTGTGCGATTTCGCTTTGATAATATGCAGTTGCTTTTGTGCATTTTCTAATGTTTAATTTCATAAATTAATGTCCAAATGCTTCAATAGTATATTTGAAAGGATTACCTTCGATGTTCTTTACAAGATCAAGCATAGCAGCAGCAATGTCTCGAATTTCCTTCTGTGCATCTGGCTTGTTACGCAATGCCAAGAAGTGATGAAAGCTGCGAAAATTGAACATCACGTCAGCCTGAATCTGACTGTTGTATGTTTTGAAGAAGCGAGCACTTTCTTTGGCACGTTTGCGTCCAAGAACAGGTTCAAGGTCTTTGAGGCAAGCATGGTAAAGCCGATTTCCGAAATCAGTATATTGCTCTAAAATATCAACCCACTTACCATCAGCATGTCCTGTGTCGTCCATCCACACAGTATTTGAATATTTTATGCTGCTCCAATCATCAGGAATGTAGTATTTGTCTTCCTTCAACTCTTTATACCGAGCGCTCTCACCATTGATTGCAACACCAATGCGATGCTTGAGTAAATGAATATGGCTTGCAATGTCGCAATCCACAAGAAAATGAAGAGAAGATTTTTCAAAAGGTGTATGATGTCCTGCATCTGCTAGCATTTTTAATAGTTTAGGAATACGTTCGCGCTTTTCCTCTGTAATGTCTCGACTTGTGCTTGTCCAAGCAGAACAAGCGTGAACTTCATCGTTTCCGTAAAATCCGATTAATTCTACCTTATTAGTGTTAGTTGCGCTCATGGTTGAGGGATAAATCGTGCGATTTTTTGCTCTAGTTGTTCTAGTGTTTTTTCTGAATGCCAAATCTCTACAACATTGCCAGAAACATATTCTCCATTTGTTGTTTTAACCACTGTATTTGGTGGGAGAAATAGAGCTTCTGGCTGTTGTAGCCTTCGTTGAGAGACTGATTTTTCATTAGTGCCGCAGCAAGATGCCATGAACACTGTTAAAAGTAAGATTTTTTTCATAGATCGTTTTGCTTAAGGAATAGATTTAATTTTTCTTTTTCTTCGATAATTTCATCCATGAGTCTCTTTGCTTGAGCTTGTTCATCGGATTTGGCGATTAAACGCAGTTCTTCTCTTTTTTCATTGAGCTTCTTAACTCTAGAAGAATGCTTTTCTAAAATATCGTAAAGATAAGATTTATTCTTGAGCTTGAGGAATTGCACCCCAAGCTCAAGTAGCAATTTGATTGTTGCTAATAAAGGCATTTTTTACTTCTTAGAAGATTCAAAAACGACTGTTTCCTCCTTGTCAATACCAGCTTCACAAACATATCCTCCGACATGTCTTGCACAGTCAAGTGCCCAAGAATAAGCATCTTGAAAACACATATCGTAAGAAGCTTGATGATCACCCTTGTGATTGTAAACGCTATACCAACTAACACCAGATTTACCTTTTGTTTTCATATTTAACGAGTTTTTAATGTGTATTTTGAGAGACTTTAATCAGAGTTTCGTGAATTAAATGACGAGTTTCGCGGTCAACTACTCGACCATCAACTTGAGGAAGTTCATTGATAACTTCATCAAAGTCAAGTCCGAAAGCGGAACACAGTGATTTTACTTTACGAAAGACTCCAATTTCCTTGTATTTAAGGACTGCCCAGCACAAATCAATTTGCTCTGGGGTTGCTTCTTCAATTGCATTTGCAAGCTTCTTGCTCATGTATATATTTGTTATTTATTTAGGATTTATTTACTCTTTACTTTAACATTGCTGCGATATTTGTCAAGACATTTTTTTTCTCAACAAGCGCTTTATCTTTCCACTGCTGAAGATAATCCTGATAAAAAGGAGTATTTTCAGTTTTCTGAACTAATTCCTCTTCGGAATCAACAAAGAAATGATTAGGAACATTATAACCAGACAATTTGACGGTATTTTTACAGTTACCATCAAAAAGAGGAAGTACATTATAATTGAGAGACTCGTAAAATCTGTTAGCCAAACAATTATAGTTGTCATGGTTGATTTCATCTTCAATATACAAAGATGTTTTGAAATCAAGTAAACCATCTTTTGACCAATTGATTCGATCAATAAAAGGGCCATGAACATTAATGGTAGAAAACTTTTCCCTATTCTTTTGGTGAGTGGACACTGTAACATAGCCTTTTAGATATTTTTGAAACGACAAGGCTCGATCTTTGCGGAAAGACCCGTAATAAACGCAACCTTTCTTTTCTTTTGTTGATGAGATGGGATCAAATACTAAACTATTTAAATTAACAAAATTCCATTTATCCACATACTTTTCAACAATTTTAGAGATGTCTGCGCTGTGATTAGCAATTACTTGATAGCGGCGACCAGCTTTCGCGGCCATCCATAGGATGCGCGGTTCACCAAGATTATACTCATTAGTGATATGAAAGAGTTCAGCGTTTGGACTCTCTTCTAGCCATTTGTAATCCACATACGAATAGTGGCTAGCATGATTAAAAATAATGCGGTCGTATCCGCTTTTAATTTCTTCATTCACTGAAGGGTAGCTCCAGATTAAATCAACCTCATGACCCAAAGTTATCAGGTGGTCTTTGATTTGTTTGGCATTAAGCCAGTGCAAGTTCTGCGGTTCTTTTAAGGAACCCTTGTGAGAATCAATAATTAAAAACTTCATTGAGGCGAAAATTCAAAAGCTAGTCTGCCCATTTCATTTTCAATAGAGGCATAACCTTCGAAAATAATTTTATCACTAATAACCCAAGTCTTGTAGATGTCAATTGGAATTTTGCCGTTCTCAGGCAAAACAAGCAAATGAGTATTGTTTTCTCCAACGTGATCTAGGAAACAGTTTTCAAAAGTTTTTTCCATCCAACCCAAGTGAGATTGGTTATTTGCGCCAATTATTTTAATAGAGCCAGTCATGTTTAATATTTATATTCGAATAAATTAAAGTCTTTTTCAAAGATTTTTTCAGTTATTTTGCGTGATTGAAAGTCGAAATAGTCGTGATAGTGACTGCGCTCAGTAGAGTTTTCTCTTGGGAGTTCAGAATTAACATGCTTAATATTGCACTGTTTGAGCATATTGTCAAAGTCTTTTTGTAAATTTTCGAACTTAAGAATAAAATTTGGTTTAAATACTCCTTCTAGCCAATCAGCTTGAGGATGAATTGCGATAAAAGTTTTATCTTGTTCTGCATATTTGTCAAGCAAGATTTCACAAAACTCCTTAAAAGTAAATTCTTCACTCATTGAGTAAAGCTTTGCTAAGTTATTCTTTTTAGCAAAATGATACATTGAAACCATGCGGTCATACGGGTTTCGCACAATCGCAAACGAAGCGTAATTCTTCACCATGTTTCCAAGAATGCTGTGAATTTCGTTTGGCTTTGCATGAGTTGGCGAAAACCAACCCCTGTAAGTCTTGTCTTTGAGTAGTCGCTCAAAAGATTTCTCATGTTTTTTAATTAGGTTTATATTTCCTAAGTGATTAAAAACAGAAGTGCTAGCGTTTTTAGGAATCCTGATGAATATCAAGCTCCAAATCCATTTGCTATTGCATGTTGAAATATCTAGCATTTTGGCCAAACTTTAAATTTTAAATTGTCAAAAATATCTGAAAATTTAATAATTGAAATTTCATCTTTGCGACCTTGCCTCTGATATATTTTATAAAGAGCTTCTTTAGAAGAGGTAACTCTAGAGTTTTGATCTACTTTTTCCATGCAGAGTTTCCATAAAGCTCTTCTATTCACTATAATAAAATCGTTTTCGCGTTCGAAAGCAATGTATTCTGCCGCTCCAACGAGCCAGCCGCCATTGCCAGCAACATTTAAAAATTCAACCCAAATTAAATCATCGTTTGTTTCGGCGTCGGTTCTTTTAATTTTTTTCCTTGCTTTAATATCTAAAGACCGTGTTTCATAATTTTCTTTGGTTAAGAAAACATCTATATGAACTAATTGCTGCTTTCGATCTGCTTTGATAGCTTTCCAGCCTTGTTTTTCAGCAATCGAAATAAAAAGATTTTCTGCATTGTAGCCATTTTCAGAACATTGGCCAGAAAAATCAAATTTATTACGGTATTTCATAAAGCGCGACGTTTTTATCAAAAACTTGAAAATTAAAAATTCTTACTATTGTGTTAATATATTTGTCTTTTTTTCGTTCGCGATTTACGTTACCCACTATATATAGTACTCTGTATTTTTCTTTTAGCAACTGAAAAATATCATGAGCCGCTCTTTTTAATTCAAAGAGATTGTCGCAATCAGTAGCGGCAAAAACAAATTCGCAAGCATTTAATTTTGCCAAGTGCGCTGTTTGCACTGAGTAAGATTGCGTTTTCCTTTCCAAGTCAAAAGCTATAAAACCAATTATTTTAGACTTTTTACGCGCATAAATTATTTTTGTGTTTTCAGTCAAGTAGCCAAAATAGCTTTCTATTTTTTCATTAAGATTGGAGAGAGTCTTGGTCTTGAAAGATAAAGGTGTCGATTTATCAAAAAACGTCTTGTATAAGGTGTACAATTCTTCTTTAACACACTCTTCTCCTAAAAATTCGTGTAATTTATAGTTACATTCTTTATTATTTATAGCCATGCCGATTAACGATAAAATTTCAAAAGACTTGATTGATCTTGAGCCAACGGCAATTTTAGAATTTTACCGATTGTACTACGATACGGTTAATGAACCAGATTCTTACTTTCCTTTTCATCCTTGCTCTAATGGCATTGAAACATCAATTGTTTTAAATACTGTTGGTTATATGCCAATGGCTGTAGAGGTGGAAGATTTCGAATCAAATATTTTTAATCGTATTTCTCGCCCTAAAATTAGGATTTCAAATCAAAATTACACTATTAGTCAAGTTCTTCGTCGAAAAAATGATTTCAAGAATGCTAAAATTGAAAGAATTAAAATCTTCTTAAAATACATTGATGATGTTAATTTTGATGGCGGCATTAATCCATTTGGGGTTTCTGACCCAACGGCTGAAATTTCCAAAGACTCTTATATTATTTCTCAAAAACTACAAGAAAATAAAAGCCTTGTAGAGTTTGAATTAACTGCTCCATTTGATTTGGAAAACTTTTCTGTGCCAGCCCGATTAGTACTGGGCCGATATTGCTACTGGCAATACAGGGGTTTGGGATGCAATTATTTTGGTCGTCCAGTTTGTCAAGAAGACGATTCTAATTTCACTTATATTCCTAGTGGAGACTTTAATTTTCAAACCACAGATAATGAGTGGGTTTACGGCAGAAGCTACAATGTGGGAGAAATTATTTACGCAACCACTGATAAAGACCCGTTCAGAACGTGGTATGTCTGCACTAGAGCACATGTTGCTAGTGAAAATACTTTTCCAGGATTGGACGACGCGCCTTGGCAAAAAGATGGTTGCTCAAAAGTAATTGGAGCTTGTCGTAAAAGATTTTCATCTCAAACAATCACTTATAATGGCCTTAATAGCGATGGCGTTTCCTCTGGTTCCTACACCGTGAACAATACTGTGCCATCAGCTTTAACTGCATCCTCATCTGGTTCATACTTGCCCTTTGGAGGTTTCCCAGCTACAGATAAATATCAATATGGACAATCCTTCCGTCAAAGATAAAAGTCTTCAAAATATTCTTAATTTTTTAAAAGAGCACTCTAGTAAATATTTTAATATTGAATGCTGCGCTTTTGTAGGAAAAAATAAAAATAACTACATTGCAGAATTTGTACCTAATCGCTCTCCTGAGCCAAATTTATTTTTCTGCATTGATCCTGTGGAATATTTGAGGTTTCAAAGTGAAAATGAAATGATTTGTTTGTTTCATTCTCACCCCAGTTCAGATGAAAATTTTTCAGAACAAGACAAGAATAATTCAGATGCTACTTGTTTGCCATTTCTTGTTTACTCTTTGCCCTCTGATAAATTTTCACTTTACGAGCCAAAAATTAACGAATCAAATGTAAATATACTGAACAAGGTAAAAGGTTTAATATGATTCAAGTTCATTTACATGGTATTCTAGGCAATAAGTACGGCAAAATTCATAAATTGGCCGCGAAATCTCCTAAAGATATATTGAATGCTTTTGAGGCTAATTACTCCGAATTTCGCAGGGATTTAAAAGACTTGGCTTTAAAAAATGTTCATTACACTTTTGTTTATGACAATAAATGGCTAAAAGGAGCCTCTTTATTAGATAATAAAATTAAAGTTAAAGAAGTTCATGTAGTTCCAAGTGTTTTGGGCGCTGGCTTCATTGGATTCGCCACACTTACTAAAGCGATTATTTTTTGGGCCTCTATTGCTATTACTGTTGGCTCCGCTATATATTCTTACGTTCAGGCTGGTAAAATGGAATTTCCTCAAGTCCCTGGGGCCACGGGAACTTCTACTGCATTAAACCGCTCTCTAGCATTCTCTAATAGAGAAAATATTATTGAACAAGGTAATCCAGTGCCATTAGTATATGGCAGAATTAAAGTGGGTTCTTTTGTTATTCAGAGTTCTATTAAAAGCTTTCCTCTTTCGCTTACTCTTACTGATGAGTTTGTCAATACAACTTCTAAAAAATCAAACAATCAAACTGCTGTTATTGATGGTTCTAATTCTGAATTAACTAGCGTAACCCAAAATTTCACTTTAGACCCATCTCGTAAATAATATGAATCATTTTGTATATAAAAATTTAAGTGTTTTGGGCGGGGCAGGTGGACCTAAACCGCCAAAACCGCCAGCGCCACCATATTTGAAACCCCCAAAACTAGGGGACTTGCAAGCTATTTCAGCTTACGAATACACTGAAAGTATTGATTTAGTTTCTGACGGCCCGATTGATGGATTGGTTAACCCTAATGGAGAGTATTTGGATGATATTCGTTTATTTGAGGGTATTTATATCAACGACGTGCCTATTAGACAACCTATTGACGTTTCAAGCTCTGATGTTGCACAAAAGATTGATTTATCATTTATTGGTCAAGCTTTCTCTGGCAAATTTTATTCAAATGGAGAGTTCTTAACAGTATTTTCAAACGAATTAAAAGATTTAGCTGGTTCTGAAAATAATGTTTCTTTTTCCGTTATTGATGGTAGAACAAATATTGCGTCTTCAATTTATAGATCAATTTCTAATATTAAGTCAGCTTATGCTAGCATGTCTGATGAAACTGAATCGCCATTCTTCAAACAATTAAGATTGCTGCAAGCCAAATTTAACTACAACTCTCAAGCTGAAGTTCAGAATTATTTATTGCCGATTCTACCAGAATTAACGCAGGACGAGTATCCTTTTGTTGCTTTAAAAATTTCTTTAAATCTCTTGGTTAATGCTGATTATGTTTACTCTCTTGACGATTTGTTGGAATTAGATAGTGATATTTATCATCAGATTTATTTACCTTTGGAGGCTTCGGAAATTCAAAGAAAAAGATTAATGCTGCCTCCTAAAAAAATCAATTTAACATATTTTGAGAGCGACGAGTCTTCGGATCAGTCCCTTATTAAAGGAGAGTTTTATTTATTTTTTTATAAACAAGATAATGTAATTGTGCAGAATGGTGTTGATGCCATTATTAATAATATTAAATATTTAAATATTATTAAACCTTTTTCGAAGTTCAATATTGCAAATGCTACTTTTGAAATCAGAAATGGCGATGAATTACAAAAACCATTAAGTTTATTTAATAAAACATACCTTGATTCATATTACAATACTCAATTAATTGGCCCTTTTGCCAAAGGTAGGAGCACGCTGACTCTTTTAAGTCCAACAAATAAAAGTGTTGTTTCTGAATATAACCCAAATAGCCGTTCTTCAATTTCTGGTGTTATTTCTGGTTTGTTAAAAGAATATGTTTCTTATAGTGAATACGATGAATATAAAACAATTCATTCGGGTTTATTTGGCAATGACACTAAATTAAATAAATTGGTTAACCAAATTTTAGTAGGTCGCAGTAAATATAAATTAGTATCTATTAGAGAATCAATTGATAATACATCTCCCAACTATAATACTTGGAACAAGAGTTTGCAAGAAGGCGCTGATGATGATTATGAACAATTGTTTAATATTTTGACATTCACTTTTAAAGCGTATTTAGGCAAGACTCTATGGAAGGCTGAGTGGTATGTTACATTTATTATTACTCTAGATAAAGCTTCTAAATGTTTTAAAGGAGTAGTTACTTATGAGAATAGCGCACATAAATATGCTAATTTTTATGTATCTGGCCCAATTACATCTCAAGGTTCTCTTTTAGCTAATGATACAGTTTTTATTGATAGCTTATCTAAAATTAAAGATTTAAATTTTAGAAACCCAGAGTTCGGCTTTGATGCTGCTTTTTTTTATGAAGAAGATGTAAAAGCTGTGAATACTTTGAAGGCTTTAGCCACCCAAGATTATACGCCAGAAAGTAGTAATAGATATATTTGGGCCTCTTTATTAAGAGCCTCTCTTGAATTTGCTTATCGTCCAGAAGGTAGTGAAGATACTAGAATCACTGGCGATAAAAAAATAGGAATTTATAGTTACAGCAATTGGAATAGCCAATATGTTAAATACTCTGCTGACCCAGCCGTTCCTATAACGCATTTAATTTTAAATCCTAATGTTGATCAGGTTTTTGCATCTTTGTCTGTAAGGGTATTGAGAGATACCGCTCATAGAGAATTATATTTGCGTAAATATAAACAAGAAATAACTAAAGAAAGCAAAGTAGATGCTGGAAGTCCAATTCCTTCAGTTATTCGTTTTCAAATTGAAGCTGGTTATCAAGATATGGATGGTACAGAAACCGTTACCACTTCAAGAGTTTATCAAGTAAAAGGTTTGGTGGAATCGCCTGTTAGTATTGATGTTGGTCGAGAAGAAAATGCAAGTTCGATTCGGCAATACAGCCGATTTATTTTGGGCACTGAAAATATTGCTGCCCCAATTCAATTGCCTCCATCAGAGGTTGGTAGAAACCGTTTTGTTCGCGTTTATAGAACAACTTACGAATCTTACTCCTCTCTTATTCGTAGAGAAATCTCCTTGGACAAGATTAGTGAAATTATTAATCTTCCCTTCTCTTATCCTTACTCTACTGTTTGTGGATTAAAATTAGATGCTCGCAGTTTGAGCGAAATTCCTCCGAGAAGTTATGACGCTAGATTTAAAAAGGTTTTCGTGCCTTCTAATTATTTTCCATTAAAAGCTAATGGAATAGATAAAAGATTTGTATCTACTAAAAACTTAAAATCCCCAAGAGAAACTGTGTATGTTGGGAATTGGGATGGAACTTTTAAATTTGCTTGGACAGATAACCCAGCTTGGATTATTTTTGATTTGCTAATTAATAGAAGATATGGATTAGGAAACTTTGTTTCTCCTGAGCAAGTTAACTTTTGGGAGCTTTATAAAATTGCCAGATATTGTGATGCTGTGGATGAAAATGGAGTGTTTGAAGGTGTTCCATCTTTTGATGGCGGTCTTGAACCTCGATATTCTTTTAATGGTGTAATTGCGGATAAAACTAATGTGTTTGATCTTTTAAAATCAATTGCTGCTTCTTTTAGAGGAAACATGTATTATTCAAACTCAGAAATTAATTTCACAAATGACCGTTTGAAACCAATCATGGCATTTTTTAATAATGCCAATGTGAAGGAAGGTATGTTTACATACAGCAATGATCGTAGAGATTTGCAATATAATGTGGCTGAAGTTTCTTACTTAGACCGAGAAGATTTGTTTAAAGAGAAAATAGAATACATTGAAGACCCTGACGATATTAAAAATAGAGGTATCTTAAGAACTGCGGCTTCAACTTTTGGCGTTACTAGTCGCGCTCATGCTCAAAGAATTGGTCAGCATATTATTTATTCGACTATTAATGAAGACCAAAATGTTTCTTTCGTTGGAGGTTTGGAAACTCTGCTTTGCAGACCTGGAGATTTGATTTCCATTAATGACGAAGTGTTTTCATTAAAGAAGCATGTTGGTCGAGTTTTGTCAACTGATTTTGCGAATAATTCTATTTATACAAACATTTCTCTTAAGTCAAGTGACTTTTCTACAACTGGATTATTGAATGAAATTTCCGTTTTAATTCCAACTGGTAAGAATCAAGTAAATGATTTTTATAATTTAGCAAAGAGTCCTTCGAAATTAAATATTTCAGAGCTTTACCAAACAGATATTCCAATGTCTGTTGTTTTTCAAGCTTCTGGTAGTGGTGTAGTTGATTCAGTTAATCCCGTGGATTATGGTTCGGTTTTTTATATTGATCCAAGCTCTAGCGGGTTGCCTTTGTTGCAAGAAATTCAACCAGGAGCGCCATGCTCTATTACCTTAGCTAATACCAAGCAAGAGATTTATAAAATTCAATCTATTCGCGAACTAAACTTGAACGAATATGAAATTGTTGCTTCAAAATTCGATACTGGCAAATTCGCAGAAATTGAAAAGGGAGAAACTGGATTACTTAATGATTTCTTTGCAGCCTTCCCATCTGACAGAAGAACTGAAGTTTCCGAAGGTAATTCAGAAACCGTAAACAATCAAGCTTTATATCAATTATCGTATCCACAGATTCAAACATTTATTACTGGAGCTTTTGATGCTCAAAATGATACTGCTGATATTTCTGGTAGTTGGTCTGCTGTTAATAACGCAAATGCTTATGATGTGGAATTAGTGACTCCAAAATATCGCAGTATTAAAAACCGCGTCACTGGAACTTCAATAGTATTCGAAGATCAGTCTGAAGTGGGCAGATTCTCTTTGAAGGTTACTGCTCGCAATACTGGTTCATACCCGAATCCTATTTCTCCAACAGCGGTTAGTGGTTTAAAAGTTATTTCTTACACTGCCCCTGTAAGAAGTAATGGAATTATTAAGGGGTTTGGAATTAATAATTAATAGTATTATGCCTACTCCTACGCCACCGCCGCCTACTCCTACGCCACCGCCTACGCCGACGCCTACACCACCGCCGACGCCAACACCACCGCCTACGCCGACGCCTACACCACCGCCGACGCCAACACCACCGCCTACGCCGACGCCTACACCACCGCCTACGCCGACGCCTACACCACCGCCGACGCCAACACCACCGCCTACGCCACCGCCTACGCCACCGCCTACGCCACCGCCTACGCCTACGCCGCCTGTACCCGCTCCTCCACCACCGCCTCCACCGCCTCCCGTATCACCAATCGCGGGCGGCTTTAATCCCCCTGAAAATTCTCAAGGGACTGGTACTGCATTTTTTTATTCTAAATTTAAAGATTCAACTTTTAATTTTACATACTCTGATATTTACGATAACGAAATATCTAATGAACTACAAGCGGCTCAAGAAGATATTGATTTCTCTTATCGAGTTTCTCTGTATTCCACTGGAGCTAGTGTTGGAAATGTTGATCCTTATTTAATTAGTTCTAATTTTGCGACTAATCAAAGAAATTTATCATTTATTTTCACTCAGCAGAAAAACGCACAGCTTTTTGCTTCTGTAACTGGCGAAAGATATTATGATTTATTGTTTAATGTATCGAATGAGGGCTTGGAAAACTCTGTTTTAACAACAGTTTACCATATTCCTGCTCGTTTAGACTCTGTAAATGTTAACGATTACTACTCTTCTCAAATAACAGGCATAGTTAACACAGTGCAAACTGTTTGGAATTATACTGGTTATCAAATTCAATATTGGAGTGGTATTAGTGGCGTTACTGATGTTTTGGGTATTAGTGGACTAAGCGGCTACGCTAGCATTAGCGGTGGTGGTTTTAGCGGCATTTCAAATGTTGATTTAACTCAACCTGAATTTGCTGATTTTGATACTTTTAGCGGTATTTTTGGAACAAGTGGTTTTACTGGATTTTTAATTACAGGACATTTGAATCCTTTGGCAACTGGATATGTTTCTGGTTTATCTCAAGCAACTGCTTGGTCTTATACTGGTGATGGTGTAGTTTCGGGTTTTCAAATTACAGGTTATGCAAACAGTGGCAACGTTTATGATGTTTACAAAAATGATGCATTAGTAGCTAATAATCTTTACGAAATAAAATTTTTAAATTCTCCTCCTGTTGTTAATTTCACTACAGTGCCAGTGCTGGATGATGAAATTTACATCACGGAATCTACTGGATCAACTGGTTATGTTAACGATAATTACAGAGTATATTTGAATGGAATTGAGCAAGATTCTGGGTCATTTTTTGTACAAAGTGGCGCAACTTCTGCCCAAGATTCTCTTTTCTTTTATAGTGCGCCAGATAGCGGAGCTTCTATTTTAATCAATGAAATTTCTGGTAAACTAGAAATTGTAAACACTCCTCTTAGCGGGCAAATTGATTTTACTCTTAATTTTGATAGTGATGCAACTGATAAATACGTTGCTCGCAGTGTTGATGTTTATACTGGTTCTAGTTCTGGAAATTATTATGATTTAAGTGGCTTTGACTTATTAAAAACTGTTGATTTTGTTATTGATGCTAAAAGCCAAACTTTCTCTCTTTTTGCGGACGAAATTTTAACAAATCAAAATATTTATTATAAATTTGTTCCCAGAGATGATTTTGATTCGGGAGTTCTTTACACGCAAGTAGTTACTGGTTATTTATTCCAGCCTGCTGCATCGTTTACATTTGATCAGGGAATTCCCCCTACTTTAACTTTTAGCGAAAGAACAGATAACTTTTTCTCTGGACTTCAAACTCCAGCAATTGCTGATGGTTCGGATGGAGCTTTAATTTATCAAGTTGGAGACTCTGGGCAAAATCTTTACTTGCTCAAATCGGGGCAATGGAAAACGATTCTTCCCTACGAAGAAACAACAGGAATATTCGCTCAGTATGTTACTCCCCCAGCTAACGCTAGTAGTAGTGGTGTTAAGGGTCAATTTTCCGTGAGCGGTCAGTATTTATACGCAGCAACGGGAATTAATCAATGGGGCAGAGTTCTTTTAGGAAATTGGTAATTTTGAAGTGTAATTTAATGATATGGCAGCAGGCACTTACAATTTAACTGGTTCTTACGCAATAGAAAGGGGAGCATGTTATTCTTATTCAATGGACTTGAGTACTTCAACAGGAGAATATACTCTTTCAGGATATTTTGTAAGCGGTTTTCTTCGAAGAAAATGGGATGGCAACATTGGCCCTTATTGGAACGCTTCAATTACTAGCACTGGATCAGGAATTGTGAATATGGCTTTAACAGCAACTCAAACATCATCTCTGTCACTAGACAGTTATGAACATGAGGTTTACATTTATCCACCTAGTAGCGGCTGTCCTGTTAGAGTTCTTCAAGGCGATGTAACAGTAGAAGGTGGAGGTTTTGAATAATGAGTGATATTAGTGTTCAAATTAACCCTCCTGCAAGTATTCCTGTTACTATTGGACTTGGTGTAACTGCTCATGCCCCAACTCACGCACCTGGAGCTTCTGACTCGCTTGAGGCTTACTATGCTACTACTGGTTCATTAGCTTATGTAAGTGGTTTAACAACTGGTGTTAGTAATACTGGATACTTAACTGGATATGTTGCTAAGTCTGAAACTGGCAATTTTTATCCAATTACTAATCCTTCTGGATTCATCACTGGAGTTGACTTGTCTAATTATGTAACTGGCCAAGTTGTTCGCCCTTCTGAAACTGGAAGTTTCATTACTAACTCTCAAACTGGAGCTTTTTATCCAGCGTCTAATCCAAATGGTTTCATTACTGGTGTTGATTTATCTGCTTATGTTACTGGTGCGGTAGTGCGACCTTCTGAGACTGGTTCTTTTATTACTAATAGTCAGACTGGGCAATTTGTTGGAGATGGTGAAACTGGTGCATTTTTAACTACTGGTGCTGCTGACAATCGTTACGCTCTTCAGTCATCTACTGGTTCATTTGTTACTTCTGGTCAAACAGGAAATTTCGTTACCTCATCTTCTACTGGCTCATTCTTAACTACAGGAGCGGCTGATGGCCGCTATGCCTTGCAATCTGCAACTGGCAGTTTTGTAACAACTGCGCAAACTGGTAATTTTGTAACTGGAAGTGTTGTTCGTCCTACAGAAACAGGAGCTTTCTTAACCACGGGAGCAGCCGATAATCGCTACGCCCTACAATCAGCAACAGGAGTTTTCGTAACAACTGGCTCTACAGGTTCTTTTGTCACAACTTCTCAGACTGGACAATTTGTATCTACAGGAGCTACTGGTAATTTCGTCACTGGTTCTGTTGTTAGGCCATCTGAAACTGGTGATTTTATTGTTTCATCTCAGACTGGACAGTTTGTTGGCACTGGTTCTACTGGTTCTTTTGTGACCTCTTCTTCTACAGGAGCGTTTTTGACCACGGGTGCTGCTGACAATCGCTATGCTTTGCAATCTGCAACTGGTAGTTTTGTTACTACGGGACAAACGGGTAATTTTGTAATTAATAGTCAAACAGGAGCATTTCTTACTACTGGCGCGGCTGATGCTCTTTATTATGGTTTGAGTAATGGGCAATCAATTAGTGGATACGCTACTACTGGTTTTAATGATGCTTTAACTGGTATTACTGTAACTGGAGTTAGTACAAAAACAATCACTTTATTCCAAAGAGACGGCTCAACTTTAACCGCAGACTTTACTGACGGTGGCGGTCCAACTGATACTGGCTATCTCACTGGTTATGTTTTAAAAACTGAGACAGGTTCTTTTGTCGCAAGCAGTCAAACTGGAAATTTTATAACCACTGGCCAAACTGGTAGTTTTATTACTTCTAGTCAAACTGGCCAATTCTATCCAATTAGTAATCCTTCTGGATATATTACAGGGGTTGACTTGAGCGCTTATGCTACAACTGGATATGTCACTGGAGTTAGTGGATACTTACAAACTCAAATAAATAATTTTTCAGGTTCAAGCTCAACTGGAGCTTATGTCTCTCTAACTGGAAACCAAGATGTTTCTGGCGTTAAAAATTTCTTCTCCCGCCCTACTGTCGCTGGCACAGGAGTTCTGTTAAGTGGAGAATCAGCATCTAGCATTCAACCTAATGATGCAAACTTAATCATTGGATTATCTATCTTTCTTTAAATTATGCCGACTTATACTAAAATACCACTATCTCAAAACGCTATTGGAGCGGGAATCACTGTGACATCTTCTGGAGTTCCAGGAACTTTTTTGCACGCAACGCAAAATAATAGCGTGGATGTTGATGAAATTTGGCTGTATGCTAATAATACGGGAATTGCTGATTCACTATTAACTTTATATTGGGGCGCAACTGGATCATCTTCCAACATTCTTGGTCCAGTCTTGGTTCAAGCTTATGCTGGGCCAACTCTTATTTCGCCTGGATTAATACTTGAGGGAAGTGGCTCAACAGCAAGCGTTATTTATGGAACAAGTTCCGTTCCAAGCGGAATCAATGTATATGGGTATATTAATAGAATTACTGCATAATTTATGAGCATTCGCTACGGTCAAAAAACAGCTACTTTATCTGATAAAGAGATTTCTTCTTCTTATTTGGGCTACGATAGAGATGAAAGAGTAAAATTGCCGCATACTAATAATGATGGAGTATATTCAAGACCTGGCGATTACCTAAATATCCCTAGTATAACTAGCTCAGATGAAAAAGTAGTATCGTTGGTTTTTATATCAAATGATGAATCGAATTTTTTAGCCTTTACTGCTAGCGGAAATTATACAGTTGATTGGGGTGATGGTAGTGTAACAGAATCTATTGGCACTGGCCAAACTGGCATTGCCTCACATGCTTACAATTATACAGGATACGATACATCAGGTGTAACATTAAACTCTGAGGGATACAAGCAAGCTTTGTTAACAATTACTCCTCAAAGTGGTGCAAGTTTAACATCATTAAATTTCCAAACAAGGTATCCAGGTTATGCAGGTAGCGGAACTAATTACTATTCTCAACCAATAGCTGAACTATATATCTCTTGCCCAAATTTAACATCTCTTACACTTGGTACGTCTTCTGTTACATCAGCCGCTATTTTTCCAAGGTTTGCAAGTTACGCTAATTTAATTAATATAGGCAATTTAGCTAGTTTAACCAATGCTTTGAGAGGTATGCATAGCTTGATGCGAGTTGATATAGGTAAAACAAGCGCCTTATTAACTAATATGTCATCTGCGTTTACTGATTGCAGATCATTAGAAATAGTAACATTTAATAATGAAACTAATACATCTAACGTTACAACAACATCATCAATGTTTTCGGATTGCTTTAGTTTAAAAAGCGTACCCTTGTTTGATACATCAAATGTTACAAACATGAGTAGCATGTTTGATGCTTGTCGTTCATTAACAAATATACCATTTTTTAATACTTCAAAAGTAACAAATACCAGCAGCATGTTTCTAACTTGCTCTTCTTTAAAAGAGGTTCCACTTTTTGATACTTCAAAAGTAACAAATATGAGTAGCATGTTTCAAAGTTGCGTTTCGTTAGAAACTGTGCCTCTATTTGATACATCAAGTGTTACAGCAATGAGTAATATGTTTAATGGTTGCACAAGTTTAATAACAGTTCCGTTATTTAATACGTCAAATGTTACATTAATGGGTAATATGTTTGAATCATGCAGTAGTTTAAAAACAGTTCCTTTGTTTAATACATCTAATGTCACAAGTATGACAACAATGTTTAGATTATGCGGTGACTTAATTAAAGTTCCTCTTTTCGATACTTCAAAAGTAACAGTTATGTCTGTCATGTTTTCTAACTGCACAAGTTTAGAAAGTGTTCCGTTGTTTAATACAATTGCAGTTACAAACATGAGTAATATGTTTAATGGTTGTTCAAGTTTAACAACAGTTCCGTTATTTAATACATCTAATGTTAGTATAGATATGTCTTCAATGTTTGAAGCGTGTACTAGTTTAACAACAGTTCCTTTGTTTAATACGTCAAATGTTACATCAATGAATCAAATGTTTTCAAGTTGTAATAATCTCACTGAAGTTCCACTTTTCAATACTTCAAAAGTAACAAATATGGGCAGTATGTTTGCTAACTGTTTTAATCTGACAACTGTTCCGTTGTTTAATACTGAAAACGTGACGACTATGGCTAGTATGTTTCAAAACTGCTATTCTTTAAGGGAAGTCCCGTTATTTAACACAACCAAAGTAACTTCAATAAATTTGTTCTTATCTAACTGCTTCTCATTAAAAACAGTTCCAGAATTTGACTTAGCTGCTGTGACAAACTCAACTAGCATGTTTAATACTTGCTTTTCATTGTCAAAGGTGCCAGCACTAAATGCTAACGCCGCAACTGTTTTGACAACAATGTTTACGAATTGCTATTCTTTAGCATCTAATGGAATATATAATATAAAATATACTGTTGATTTTACAAATAATAAATTGTCAAAAGAAGCTCTTGAAACCATTTTTGCAAATTTAGGAACAGCGACAGTTGGCGCAACTAGAACTATAACCATAACGGGTAACTGGGGAGCACCAACTCCTGTTAACCTAACAGGAACATTAACAAGCGGCTCAGTAACAATATCAATGGCTAGTACTACTGGTCTAGTTACTGGTATGCAAGTTACAGGAACAAATACAAGTCTTACAGCGGGTAGAACGGTAACATTTACGGATGCTGGTGATACGGTAAATTTAACTGGTCATGGTTTAAGCAATGGTGATGAAGTCTCATTTTCTACAATTACCTCTACAACAGGTATTGTTATTAATACGATTTATTATGTAGTTGGTGTCACACCTTCTACGCCAAATACATTCCAAGTTGCAGCATCTCTTGGTGGTTCCGCATTACCGTTGACAACAAACGGTTCTGGAACAGTTAAATATAATTCAACAATCGAAAGCATCGTTCCAAATACCAGTGTAACAATGTCAAGGCCAATGGCAGGTGGCTCGGCACAAACACTCTCTTTTCGATTACTTGGAACTTACAAAGCAATTCTTAAAGGTTTTGCTGTAGCAGGATAATTTATTATGAATAACGCAGGATTTTATAAAAAAGACGAATCTCAAATTCTATATGCCCCTAACTTTATTGAGGGAGCTAACTACGTTTTAGTAGCTGAAAACAAAGATGAATATACTTACCCTGTTGATGGGTGGATATGGGCTAATTCTTTGGACGATGCTATATCTTATTTCGCATCTAACACGGATAACA